TTGTTATCAGAGTTGGACCCTTGACCATTTTGTGATATAGTTCGGGCATTGCAGTCGCGCGCAATAGAAAACAAACCCTTATAGTAACTACTCTACCCCGTACGCGGGGGCGCGATTAGAGTAGTTTTTATAGGGGTTTTTTTATTGTCCGGCTGTAATCGCACCCTACGCGAGAGCAATACATTTGAATGGATGGTTTAGGAGAAAACACCGGGCAATGATTCACCCCATTGCTAACCCGTTTGGACTGTGTGCGAGGTACCAAAGAAGACGCCGGGACATGGTGAGACAAGACCGGCATCGAGTTGAATCGCATCCTTATGGGGAAGCTAGTGCGCTACGCGCATGGGCTTGGAGTGAGTGCTTCTCACCCTTGGGGAACCTATGACTAAAAAAAAGGGGATAAGAATGACTAAAGAAGAAATAATTAGATTAGTTAAAAAAACTGATTTACTAGGAATCATTGATAGTCAATATTATGACAATGAACTATGGATTTTTGATGTAATGGAGTTTGCCAAGTTGGTGGCAAAGAGGGCGTTTACTGATGGTTTTTATGAAGGTTTTAAAGCATCTGGGGAAGGATGGAACGGGGAATATCCATTCAATGATAAAAACCTTGAAGTGCGAAACCATGCAAGTATTGTTGAAGATTTAGATGAATCGTGGAATAAATATATTTCAGGGGATAAACATGAAGATTGATTTCGGCGAAACCCAATTAGAAAAGATACGCAGACTAGAAAAGCCTCATCGGTGGTTTGCATGGTATCCGGTAGAGGTAGGACACCATGACCATAGGTGGCTCGAATACGTTGAGCGTACTGGTTATCAATACTTTACCTTTGTTGAGTTTGGTTTTTATTGGTGTTGGACGTATAAAGCAATACCCAAAACTGTTGGGGATTTAGTAAAGGAAGATACACATGGACATTGATTTAATTTACCTAGTTGCTGAGAAGCTGGACAACATGGATTGTTTGCGCCGCAGTGATGAGACGGTCCTAACCGCCGCCAGTAATTTATTACGCGACTTTGTGCGCGAGTTGGATATGGCGAGAATGTCACTGGATGAGCTAGTCAAACAGCAAAATACGCGCGTATGGCATGGTCTGACAGAGGCTGAACGTAACGATGTAGTCTGGTCCAATACCCGCGCAGATGACATTAAGGAAGCGTATGACGTTGCAGTGGCTATTGAGCAAGCATTAAGGGAGAAGAACAATGGGTGATATGGCTGAAGTATTTAATGAATGGAAAGCATATAAAAAAGAACGCAAACAGAGACTTGGTATGCCTTGCCCTGATTGCACAATTAAATTGCCAAAAGCGCAACCAAAAATTCTTATGCCAAACCAAAAGTGCTGGTGCGGTTATATAGACAAGCGACAAAGAGAAGCCAAACTCAAGGAGAAGAACACATGAACCAAAATACGACGCTAGAGGCTTTAATTTACAACCGGGAGGCTAGGCTTAGGTCCCAGTTAAAAAAGGAGCATACGCTTGTTTTAAGGGCTAGGCTGGACGAAATACTACTGATGAAGCGCAAGCTAAAGGAATTAAACCCAGATTCAATCTTGTGGCGCAAACGACAAATACTATCGGAAGGAGACAAATGATTAAAAAATACAATGACTAATCATCATAACTGTGCTACATTATCTACTCTTGTTCCATTATTAACTAACCGGGGATTATTATGAATATCGTTGAGATAGAACCTTACACAGAGGTCAAGCTGTGCGTTAACTGCAAATGGATGATGACCAGCGACGAGTGGCAACCCAAATGCAAAGCATCCGAAAGACGCGATCTAGTCACGGGTGAATATCAATACTACTACTGCAAGACCGAAAGAGAGTGGGATACACCCAATGGTTGCGGTAAAGACGGCAAAAACTACGAACCTAACATTGAGGGGTAAACCATGGGAAGACCTACATTACAAGTCACTCGCCTACAAAAAGAGCTGAAGGATTGGATTTCTATTGCTGAGGACAATACCGCCAAACTGGACGACGCAACAAACAAGTACGAACAAACCAGAGATGAGCTGGTTAAAGCGGAAAAGACCATAGAGTCTTTAATCTATCAACGGGCGCACCTCATCGCGCTCATCAATATCTTAACCAAGGGGAAGTAAATGGCTAACGACAGAGCAGACTTTGAACCAGAGTTTCGCAATCAATACTGGTGGGCAACCGATTCCGCTGAGGCGGCTAAGGGCAACGCCAATGATGTGGTGCTAACGAAAATAGGCGCTAAACCGCCGAAGGACCTAAGCCACATTGAGGCTGTGCAAATGGGTCATGTCATGCAACCTATCATCGGACGGCTTGCACAAGACCGGCTCAAGGTAGAGCTGAAGGACGCTGACTACATGATGACACATCCTAAAGAATCATGGATGCGTTCACACTTTGACTTTATATCCGCTGACGGAAAAATGCTTGTTGAGGCTAAGAACTACTCGGCTATGACCAGAAACAAGTACGACGCAGAAAGCGGCATCATACCGGCGTTCAACATGGCGCAACTCATTCATCAATCGGCTTGCCACAACATCGAGCATCTGGTCCTAGCTGTGCTCTTTGGTGGTCAAGAGTTCCAAGTGTTTCAGTTCCACATCACTGAGCAAATGCGCGACCAGTTGGTCAAGGACATGGCTAAGTTTTGGGCGGCTGTACAAACCAAGACACCACTGGACCCCGAGACAACAGAGCACACCAAGCTCATGTACAAGGCGGACGCCGGAACAGTGACAGTGGCTAATGCTCAAGTCGTACAAATTGCTGAGACGCTAAAGAACATCAAGGCGCAGATCAAGCAAATGGAGGAGGATGAGGACAAGCTACAAACCGCACTACAAAGCTATATGCAAAACCATGCGGAGTTGGTAGGCGTTGACGGCTCGGTCCTAGCGACATGGCGGTCTAGCAAGGCATCCAAGCGCTTTAATGCTGAAGTCTTTAAGTCCGCTATGCCCGACATTTACGAGCAGTTTGTATTTGAAACACCCGGCTCTAGGAGGTTTTTACTCAAATGAAAGCATTTCCAACATCAATGAACGAAGGATACCCACAAATTATTCAAGGCGGCATGGACTTGCGAGACTGGTTTGCAGGGCAAGTATTACCTACGTTGATAGGCGGAGCGGGAATGGAAGACATTACAAAAGCCGCTTATAAATGGGCAGACGCAATGATGAAAGCAAGGGAGAATAAAGATGAGTAACCTAACACTTAGACAAGGCTTTGCGCCCCAAACCATGAATGAGGCAATTCAGTTCTCTGAGATGCTCTCCAAGTCTCAGATGGTCCCAAAACAATATCAGAACAAACCTGAGGATATTTTGGTGGCTGTGCAGTGGGGCTATGAAATTGGATTAGCACCCATGCAAGCACTCCAAAACATTAGCGTCATCAACGGGCGCCCCAGTGTTTATGGAGACGCCGCCATGGCTTTGGTCCAGTCTAGCCCAGCTTGCGAGGACATCGAGGAGTTCATGGAGGCTGAGGGCACACCGAACCCGGTGGCTGTCTGTATTGCTAAGAGAAAAGGACGCAAACCCGTCACTGCTAAATTCTCTGTGGAAGACGCCAAACGCGCTAATCTGTGGGGCAAACAAGGTCCTTGGACCCAGTATCCTAAACGTATGCTTCAGATGAGGGCTAGAGGCTTTGCTTTGCGCGACGCTTTCCCAGACGTCCTCAAGGGGCTAATTACTGCTGAGGAGGCACAAGACTACCCTAGCGACACTGTCGAGGCTCCTAAGCCCATTCCAAGGGCTGTGGAAGTGCTTGAGCAGTTTGAGGACGAACCGCCCGAGGGATACATTTCTCTCTTTGTGCCAAACAACCCCGACCCCTATTCATGGCACCCGGACACCGCTTCATGGATTAAGGCTTATCAACATCTTGTCCACAAAATCAATTCTTTTCAAAAGCTCACCGCTGAGGAAAAACAAGAAAAGATTTGGGGGCTAGAGAAAGCTAACGCCGAAGTGGTTGAAGGCTTTGATAGTTTTGACCGAGTCAAGCTCAAAGCGGCTATTGCTGAAGTTGGGGTTGACCCGTTAAAAAAGCCGCCAGTGTCTCAAGACGAGGTACCCAGCGAGAGCGAATCTTGAGGCACCTACAAAGTGGAAAAACAATCACACCACTTGAAGCACTCGAACAATTTGGTTGTTTCCGGCTTGCATCCCATATCGAAGTTTATCGAAAAGCAGGACACAGAATCTTTACAAAAATGGTTAGTGACGGCGGCAAAGAGTACGCCGAATACAAATATTTATCAGGAGAAACCGCGAATGGCTAGTAACTATCAACCCGTAGAAAGTAAGGGCATACTCACGCCGAGCGCCTACTTGCAGAAACAAAACCCTAAGGCTCCCGACTTTAAGGGCAAAATCATGCACAAAGGCGAAGTGATTAACATATCCGCTTGGTGGCGTAAATCCCAGTACGGCGAGTTCTTAACGCTTGCTGTGGACACTTATCAACCGCCTGTCAACACACAGACTTATCCCCGGGAAGTAACGCCCAGAGGGGATGAGGACGTACCCTTTTGATGCCCGGTCCCCGTAGTTCAATGGATGAGAATACGATGCTACGAACGTCGAGATGGAGGTTCGATTCCTCCCGGGGGCGCCAATGAAGGCTATTCTGGTATTGCCGCTGAGTCCGAGCACCAACACCTATTACCGCAAATACAACAATATTATGGTGATAGGTGCTGAAGGCAGAGCATTTAGGAAGGCTGTGCAAGAGTACGTTTTAGTCAACAAGATACCTAAGTTCAGGGACAGAAAATTGAAAATAACAATGGTGATTAGTCCAAGGGACAAGAGAAAGATTGACATTGATAACCGCATCAAAGCAGTTCTCGATTCCTTGCAAAAGGCTGGTGTATTCGATGATGATTTCCATGTGGACCATTTAGAAATGATTCGCGGCGAAGTCATCAAAGGAGGACAGCTACTGGTCACGATAGAGGAAATACCCCCCATCAACTCAGAGGTGAGTCCCTAAGGGACAGTTAGGAAACTTACGGGGCAGAGGTTCTGAGTAGCCCCACCAACAATCAACCAAGGAAAACCATGTCAAAAGATAAAGTCGTATCCATCAAATCCGCAGAGAAACCGCCCGTTCATCTGTACATTGCAACACCTATGTACGGCGGTATGTGCGCAGGATTTTATACACAGTCTATCCTCAACCTACAAAACGTTTTTAAGAACACCGGCTGGACACTGAGCTTCTCATTCATGTTCAATGAGTCTTTGATACCAAGGGCTAGAAACGCGCTTGTACAAGGCTTTTTGAAAAGCGGCGCAACTCACATGATGTTTATTGACGCTGACATCAAATTTGAAGCAAGTCACATTATCCACATGGTTGAGGCAGACAAGGAGATTCTTTGCGGCATCTATCCCAAGAAGGAAATCAACTGGGATTCCGCTAAGAAAGCTATGGACGCCGGAGTACCCAACGACCAACTCAAACACTTTACTGGTTCATTTGTGGTTAATCTTGTGGATTACTCCAACGAAGTCACTGTGCCTGTCAATAAGCCTGTGGAAATCTGGAACGGCGGTACCGGCTTCATGATGATTAAGCGCGAAGTGTTTGACAACCTTGCAGACAAAGTGCCTGAGTACACCAACAACATTATGGACCTATCCGGCACACTGAAGGCAGATACCATCAAAGAATACTTTGCAACCAGTATTGAGGAAGAAACAAAGATACTGCTCTCAGAGGATTATCACTTTTGCAAACTGGCTAGAAAACACGGCATGAAGGTTTGGGCGGCTCCTTGGGCGCAACTCGGACACATCGGTACTTATCTCTTTGAAGGTCAACTCACACCATCGCCATGATTAACCACTTTACTGTTGTAGAGTCTATTTACGGGAAAATCATAGTTAATCGCAACTGTGATTTTCAAATAGATGCTCTTGCTAAAACCGGCAAAACTCATATAGAACATGAGTTGTATAACATTTTTCAATTTGTGGATAATTTGCCGCCAGATGCTATTGTCATAGACGCCGGTGCAAACATAGGGTTGTTCAGCATCCCTGTTGCACAAAGACGCAAAGACATTACGCTGATTGCTTTTGAACCTCAAAGAATTATTTATAACGCTTTATGCGGCTCTGTTGCGCTGAATGACATCAACAATATTTTTGTACACAACAAAGCAATTACAGAGCTTGTGAGCTATGTTGTCTTGCCGTCTGTTGATTACAGCATGAAGATGGATTACGGCATGGTTAGAGTTCAACCGGGTCTTACTGACGAAAATATGTATATGCGCAACTTTATGGTTGACGGCGTATCTATTGATTCTTTGAAGTTACCCAGATGCGACTTTATCAAGATTGACGTAGAAGGCTTTGAGATACAAGCCATCAAGGGCGCTAGAAAGACCATAGAGACGTTTAAGCCAATACTATGGGTTGAGTACCATATTGTTGGCATGGACGCCATTTGTAAAGCCGTTGGTGAAGGTTATACCTTTATTATGGCGGACCCACTTAATATGGTCTGTGTTCCGTCTTGAAGATAAATTGGAAAGAAGTATTGATATTTCTGGGGTGCTTGCTAGTAGTTTGCGCCCCAGTTATCTGCATTTCCATCGTCTCAAGGATGCCTTGGCTCTTGTCGCTGGTCCCTTGGATTTCTTAACCACACCTTTCATCCGTGCGCAAAATGAATTATGACGACTCCCTTTTGACTGAGGAGCTTTTAGTTTGCTTCCTGTCGCTCTATTTAATTTGGCTCGACCCTTCGCTGTTAGACCAGCACCCCGTTTTGTCGATAATTTTTCTCCTCGCTTTACTGATAGGCTGGTTGATTTAGTCATTTGATTCCTAAATAGTTACGCACTTGGTCAAGTATTTGAAGTTGTTCAGGGGTGTACATTTGTTTGGCATCTTTCCATTGGTCAAATGTATATCCTCTAAACATTTCAGGAACACCAGTCATTTTTGACCATTCTTCTGGCGACCTTTTTTCTCCTAAGTGTTGCTTATGAAACAAATATCTATTTTGCATCATCTTTGGGTCAAGAGACTGCTGAAATTTTTGATAAAGCTCTTGCAGTTTAGGGTCCGTATTTACGCCGTAATGACTTACATAATCACCTAATATATCAATAGGTTTTGTTTTTGAATTGAATACTTCAATTGCAACTTTATTATTTTTAGCCCAGCTAGGTAAATCACCGCCCTGATAAAACTCAAGCATATATTTAGGCTTTGCCTGAGGAGAATACTTGTAAGCAATATCTTTATCCGCCAAATACGGATATTGTTCTTTGGCTACGTCTAATAATCTTGGGTCGTTTTGTTGAGCAACCAAGTTCATTATTTCTTTATCGTTAGCCAATTTGCTTTCCTTCTTTCAGTTCAGCAAGCGTTAAGCCGCCGGTGTATTGGAAATGAGCAAGCTCTTTGAAGTGGACCCACTTACCCGCCCACTCTAGTCCAGCTTGTTCGCCAAGCTCTCCTACTTTACTCCATACTGGGTGGCTTCCGTCCCAGTCTGGTTTACCAGCCACCAAAGGCACAACATCCACAGCGCAACGCCAATTATGGAATGAATCACCGCCTTTAGCATTTGTAACGATTTTGCCTTCTGTTGTTCGTCCTTGGGCATACAAAGCATCCTGACTTTCAATATCACGATATGTGCTTGTAATAAGTAAGTCAATATCAGATTCTTTGCACAACTGTATAAAGTGTTCAACACGGCTTTTAACTTCTGGAAGTAATTCATTTAAGTCTCTTGAGTTAATCATTTTGACCCCGCTGGAGTAGATTGATGCAGTAGCTGGTCCTTAGCTTGTGAACCAGCAGAACTACCAAAATAAAAAGCAACAACACCTGTCCAAGCAGTTCCTAATGAACCCAACATAATGTCAATTTGAGGCGTATGTTGCACTTGACCATACATTAAGCCAAAAAGTATTCCGAAAAACCCGCCTGTAATACCTATCGCAAGAATAGGAGGTATCCAAGATTGAGTTGCAATCTGCATTGTTCTTGCAGAGCTTCTATCTTGTACAGCCAATTGCTCAAAGTCTAAACCTAGTTCTTGTGCCTTGGCTTTTAATTGAATCTCGGCTTGCTGAACGCTTGCAATCTGGTCTGCGGTGAGTTTGCCATCATCAAGCATTTTCTTTGCATCGTCTTGAGAAACTCCAAGCACTTTTGATACTGCTTCATACGCTAATCCTCCGAATGGACCGCCAAGGGCAGTGGCTATTGTGGGTGCAATTTGAGCTAACCAGTTCATGTCAATCCTTACAATATTTTGGCAAGTACCCTGTATCTCTAAAGATTTTGTAGCACTCGATTTCCTTACTATTTTCCTCGAATTTCCTGTGAAACTCAATATACCAACGTTCCTCTCGCTTTCTCTCCTCTGTCCACAAGTGGATTTGGTACATCAAGCCGCCAATGGTGAACGCCACGACAAATACTGCAATACAGATTGCGACGCCAATCTTGATTTGATCGTGTCGCATACGCCTTTCGTATGATTCGAGGACATCCTTTTTTTTTGCGCCTTGTCTAGTGCGTCTTGTTCTTTAACCAGTCTTGCTTTTTCTGCTTCAAACTCGGTCCAAACAGCGCCAAGCTCAGGAGGAGATTCATAGACCAGCATTTGACGCAAGTCGTACTCAGCTTGTTCTAGTTGTTTTTTGCGCAGTACGTTCTCTAAGGCAATAGCTTGTAATGATTTTCCCTTAGGTGGGTTTTTCTTTAGCTCTGCGTCTGCTTTTTTAGCCGCGTCTTGATGGTCAAAAAAAGAGCCAAGTGCGCCACTTAGCTCATTAACAATTTGAACAACTTCCCCGCCTGTTTGTTTTATCTCCTTGTAGGCGGCGACTCCGCTTTTGACCGCGGAGAACGCCATCATGGCAAGGGTAAACGGGTCCATTACTGCGCGGGAGGTGCTGGAGGAGTTACGGTGTATCCGTTAGAAGTTAATAAAGCAATTGCGTCTTCAATCTTTTGCTCACCTTCAACATACTCAGCAAACTGCTTGGCAACATTGTGTTCGGTAGATTCCACAGATGCTCCAATCTTAGTAATAAAGTTTTGAAAATATTCTTGAATGTTCATAGTCCTTCTCCGGGTGTGATGTAAACAGTTGTTGTGCCAATAGAAATGACACGGGCATAAACGTTAGCTGTTGCGCTGACTTGCGGCGCTGTAACAACTTTCTGGTCAAAAGGAAGCACTGGAAACACTTGCTGACTCACTGTGTTTGTAGGCAAAGCAACGTTGAATGTACTGCTGGTGCTGATTTGCACAAAAGCCACATTAACAGTGTCTTGGTTTGTCAGCAAATACTGTTGGCAAGGTGTGTTTGCGGTTATGGTGCTCACAGTCGATTGCGAGTTGGCGGCACTAGCCACACAAGCAACCGTGTTGCCCATAGCCTGAAAAGCAATATTATTAGCCATTAGTACACCTTTTTGCCGCCGCCAGAGGTAGGAGATAGCTTAGTGCTGTCTGAACCTTCAGAAAAATCAAATACGGTCCTGTAACCGCCTTTTGGCATTGTGCCGGGTGTCCATCTGTTTTGACCCATTTGGGTGTTGTCAGACGGCTTTTGAGGGCGAACTGCATGAGCGTACTTTTGCCCCCAGTTCAAATTGTCTCCACCTTGCGGTACGCTAGACTTCTTCTCTAGGTCTTTGTAATCTCTCATCGTTTCTCTCCTTGTTTTGAATCACCAAATAACTGAACACCACAAATATCAGGAGGGTTGCTACCCTGTCCCACTCTGGACCCCACATCGTCCAACAAGCCAGTGCGCACGACATTGAAAGTGCCAAAATCGTGATGAGCCGGTCTGTGATGACCCCTAACGCTAGACGTACCAAGGCTACTGCATCCATAAATATCCCCTTCTTTGTAAAAGATATTCATAGTTTAACCTTATTCGTCCTCGTCGCCAAGACCAAAACCACTGCCCCACTCATCATCTTGCATCTTCATTTTGATGGCTTCTAGCTTCAAAGCACGGTCTATCACTTTAGTCTTATCCGTAATTGTCGCTGTGGAATCAATCATGACTGCCGCCAACATGGTGTTAATGGCTTTCTCCAGCTCAGGGTTTATGCCCTTTTCTTTGACTTTTTTAATCACCGCTTAGACTTTCTTTTGGATTTACGGGCTGAGGACAAAGCGGCGGCTACGGCTTGCTTTTGCCTGTAACCTTCTCTGACCATTTTCTTGATGTTTTTGGATATTGTCTTTTGACTAGAGCCTTTTGCAAGTGGCATATCATTCTCCAAACTGTGATTTCAAACCAAAATAAGCGCCGGTACCAAGCGCCCCAGCGCCGAGTAATTTACCGGTTCCCCAGATCAATTCACTTCTAGCTCTTGTAACGTCTTTTGCAGATTGCTCAACACGATTAGCCAAACTATTCATTTGCTCATAGACCTTTTGGTTTATGGTGTTTTGCGAGTAAAGTTTCTTAGCCAAGATTCTGCCTTGCGCGGCAACTTCAGCGTTGGTTTGAGCGCTGTTAATGTTTGATTGCAACGTCTCAAATTCTTTACTATTGATTTGCGCGGCTTTTTGTACGTCTCTTGCTTCTTTGCCAACCGTTTCAGCCGTACCGGCACGACGAGTAGCTGTGCGAGTAGCCTGTGTAATCTGCTCCGCCATAGGCATAGAGTTGGTCAACTTGAGCATACTGTAATTGTCAAGAATAAACTTCTTGAGCGCGTCTGGGTTACCAGCGTATTTGCGCATTTCACCCGCAAAGTATTTCTGCGCTTGGTTTTCTGCAAAAGCACGATTGCCACCAAAGGCATCAATCAAGTTTTGGTACGCTTCTCTGTTTTGAAACACGCGACCGGGTATGCTCTCAGCCGGTACTTTGGCGTAATTCAAGCCTTCTTTAGCCGCTAATTGCTGGTCTATCAGTGCTTTCCCTACCTTAGACTGAAAAGCTCTCAAAGGCTCAGAATCAGCCTTGTATTGATTGAGGAACGTCTCAATGCCGGGAGAAAACTCTTTTTGAATACCTTCAACCATCTTGGCAAGTTTTCCGGCTTGTTGCTGAGAAATGGCGTCAAAGCCTTCAGCGGGTAAGCCATAAGCTCTGTCGCCAAGGAAACGACGCAACTGCTCTAATCCTTCAAAGTTTCTAGGCACTTGTACAACTTCGCCACTGGCTTCATCCACCATGCGACCAGTCAGCGCTTTTTGCACTTCTTTTAGTTGAGAGATAATGGGTTGTACAGATGAGTTTTTAATTTCATTTTTGATGTAATCATCAACTTTTTTGTACGCCTGAGTATCTCTGTAACTTTCGCCTCTGGCTTCTCTTTCTTTAGCCGCGTTAAATGCCGCTGTCTTATTAGTCTCAGCGTTTTTGTTTCTAACGTTCTTTAACTGGTTGTAAACGTTGTCAGCGTAGGTTTTAATTCTGTCGCCAATGGTTTGTGATTCCTCAGGCACTGCTGTGAACTCACCCGCAATCTTTTGTGTTTTAGTACCGGGCGCCGCGGCATAAGCCTGTTCAGCACGACCAGCCTGTTGTGTTGCAGTCTTCTCAGCCGTTGTTGCTCTTTGCTCTGCTTGCGTCGCCAGTTGTTTAGCGGCTTGTGCTTCGCCTCCAGCTCGG